CGGAACAATGGGGAGTCCATAACATGAACAGCCGTCAACACGCCTCACTTGCCAAGCGTCTGATTGATGCCTGCGGCGGGCTTGCAGAAGCCTCGGAGAATTGCCGGGTGAACAAGTCGGTTCTGTCTGATTACCAATGCCCGCACAAATCCTCCACGATGCCCGCTGACGTGATGCTTGACCTGCAAGGGTACTGCGGCGAGCCGATCTATACGAATGCGCTTGTGCGGGCTTCTGACCCGGTTTTGGCAAGTGCGGACGTTGAGACGGATTCGCTCTCTGCGCTGGAACACATGGCGCATTTTGCCAAGGAATACCGCAAGGCCAAGTCTGACGGACTTATCACCGCGCAAGAGGAGCGGTCGCTTGCCCCGACGCTGGCAAACCTTCGCCACCTTCTCGATGGAATTGACGCGGGTGTTGTTTCCGGTCCTGTCGCGGTGAGGGTGGCATGACCTCTCCGACATTAGCCCAATCAAAGCGCGCACTAGCAAAAAAGCGATGGAAGCAAGCCCCAAAAGGCAAGCGCCATGAGGCATGGCTGAAATATCGGGACGCCACCACGGACGCCCTGAAGGCTGAAAAGGGTGTGTTGGTGTGAGCCGCCGCCCTGATCATATACCAGCGCGCAAGGCATTCCCTGTCGGCATTCGGCGCACTGTTGCAGAGCGTTCAGGCGGTGTGTGTGAATTGCCTGACTGTGAGGCCGAGGCAGAACATTTTGATCACATCATTCCTGTGGCATTCGGTGGCACATCGACGCTGAAAAACTGCCGTCATCTGTGCGGGCCTTGCAATATCGACAAGGGCAAACTTGAAGCGAAAATGGCGCTCAAAGCCGACAAGATGGGCGGGCGCGTTGGTCAGCATTCACGCCGGATGAAGGCCCGCGCCAAGGGCAAACATAAGCCTATTCAGTCGCGCGGGTTCCAGACCAACAAGGACGCGCCATTCAAAAAGCGGTTTGATGGGGCCGTGGAGCGGCGCGAGCCATGATGATTTCGCTCCCATACCCCCCCAAAGAATTATCACCGAACGCGCGGAATCATTGGGCTGTCAAATCGACTGCCACAAAGAATTACCGCCACGGCTGCGCCAAACTCGCGGAAAAGCAGGGATTAACCAAAATCGACGCGGAAAGCCTCGATCTGCGCGTCATCTTCTGCCCGCCTGATAGGCGACCGCGCGACCGTGACAACGCCATCGCTGCATTCAAAGCCGGTCAAGACGCCATCGCGGACGTTACAGGCATCGACGACCACAAATTCCAAGTGACCTACGCGCCGGGATGGGGAAACCCCATCAAGGGCGGCGCTGTGATTGTAGAAATAGGGGAGACGCCAAATGTCAAAGGCTAGAAGCGAAGTTGATTGGAATGACGACCGGATTGGCAAGCTGCGCGGATATAAAAAGGCGCATCACACCAATGATGAAATTGCCTCAATCATGGGCCTGACTCGCGGTCAAATATCTGGCGCGTCACGGCGGTTTTGCACAGACATCAATATTGAACGCGGGCGCGGCTTAACGGCTACGAACTGGGGTAGCTATGAAGGCGCGCACGAACTGGCTGACAATATCACGCTGCACTGGAAGGACAGGGGTTACACAGTCAAATGCTCGGTGAAAACCGCTGATGGCGCTGTTGATGAACGCGGGCGGCGTATTTATCGCGTTGAAACCGACATGATCAACGGACTGCCCCGCGAATTAGCCATGCGGGGTGCAGCATGACCCCGGCAGCACGTCAGATTATCGAGCAAGAGGCGCAACGCTATGGCGTACCCTTTGACGAGGTTGTGTCTGGAAGGCGATTTAAGCGTCTCACAGTGCCGAAACACGCCGCCATCTACCGCATCCGCAAGGAACTGACCCCGCGCAATCCTGTGGCCTATTCATTGCCCGCAATCGGTCGGTTTTTCGGCATGAAAGACCACACGTCAGTCATTCACGCCATCAAAGCCCACCAGGCACGAATGGAGGCCGCACAGTGAACGGACGCAGATACAAAAAAACTCCATTCAGCGTGTTTGAGGAATGTTACCGGACGCGCGCTGAATCCGAACGTGACGCGCAAACTGATCGTTGGTTTGAAGGCGTGGATCAGTGCGAAAGCCCTATAGAAGAAATGATGATGGCTGGGCTGCTGTGCACTGGCCCTTCATTCAGGGAAATTGGCGAGTGGCCGTTTGTGGCGGGACACGAACCATTCAACGACATTGACCCATTCACTTGGTCTGCTGGCCGGATGATTATTGCGCCCCAGTTCAAGGTTAAAACATTCAGGCTCGATTTTGCACTGTTTTTCGGGGATGTCGATGAGCGCGTTTGGGTTGGCGTTGAATGCGACGGCCACGACTTTCACGAGAGAACCAAAGATCAAGCGGCAAGGGACAGGTCCCGCGACCGAGATTTGCTTGCTGCTGGCTGGCCGATTGTTCGGTTTACCGGCGCGGAGATTTACGCAGACGCTTACGCGAAGGGCGAAGAGGCGTGGAGCGCGATTGAATCCATATACCTGCGCAGCAAGGGAATTGGGAGATGAGCGACCCTTGGATGAAGTTCTACCCTGCTGATTGGCGGTCTGACCCCAAGTTGCGCCTTTGCTCGATGGCGGCGCGCGGCCTTTGGATGGAAATGCTTTGTTTGATGCATGAGGCGACCCCCTACGGAGAGTTGCGCGTTGGCGATGTTGCTTTGGATGAAAACCAGCTTTCGCGACTCGTTTCCGAACCTGCTGAAGCCGTTTCCGGTTGGCTGTCAGAATTGCTCGCAGCGGGTGTTTATTCTGTCCGTAAAAACGGGGTGATTTATTCGCGCAGAATGGAAAAAGACGAGATAAAGCGGAGAAAGTTGCGAGAAAATGGCAAGAAGGGCGGCAACCCAAACCTCTGTAAAGTAACAGAAAACAGACCCTTGGTTAACCAAGAAGATAAGACCACAGAAGCCAGAAGCCAGATACCAGAAGCTAGAAAGAAAGAAAAAGCGCGCAAGCGCGCAATCTCTTACCCCGATGATTTTGAGGTTTTCTGGTCAGCCTATCCCGACAAGACGAACAACTCAAAAAAGCGGGCCGGGGAAGAATGGGCCAAGTTGGATGAAGCGGACCGGGCGGCGGCAACTGGGGCGCTGGTGCCGTACAAACGCTTTCTCGCCAAGCCAAACCCACCGGCTTGCATCCACGCCGAGCGGTTTTTGTCTCAACGGCGGTTTGATGGGTACGCCGAGCAGGCGAGGGGCGCAAAGCCCCCGGCTCCAATCGAAATCACGGATTCGCGGGAGCATCAATTCCTGGTGGCCTGCCGGGATGATGGCGCGACCGGATGGCAGCGATGGGCCAAGTCCGGCTTTGAAATCCACGACCACGGCGGGGAGACGGTGTGTGTTGTTGATGGGCCAGTTGACCAATTCGATGCGGCATTCAAGCCCACGGCCAAGCGGCTTGGGTATTTGATTTGGAATCGAGCGTTTTACGAAAAGCAGAAGGCGAAAGCAGCATGAACGAGATTGCCCGAAAGGTTCCAGAGATGGACCCGCGTGTGGTTGCCAGCGCGCACCGACACGCTGATGCCTTCATGAAAATTATGGATACCAGCAAGGGCGCTGACCCGCATGTGTTCGCTGCGGCGATTGCTGCGGGGTTAGGTGCTGACGGGTGGGTGAGAAAGCGCCGCGCCACGGTTGAGCCTGACGAAATTGACGCGGAATCCGTGAAGGCCAGATGTGGTCCCGCCGTCATGGTTGAGGGTGCAGAGGTTCAGGACAACTTGAAACCAGAGCAGGAAGGGTTTTCAACATGACGGAGTTACAAGACATTGTCGGAAGGGCGTTTTTCGCAGGCTTCAAGGCGTCATGCGAGGGCTATAATGGAGAATATCCGTTTGACTTTGACGAAAGCCGTATTTCACGAGAGTTGCAACGCGATTTCGAGGTCTTCAAGGATGCGCTAGTCAACGAGGTATTGGCGGACGCTGCGGTGGCGGGTTTGCCGGAGTTGCGCACAAACCACCTTCGGTCCCTTGTTTTGAATGCTAGTGAGGGCGACTGCCTACACGCGGCGAACTGGTTGCGTGAACAGCTTGAACGTCAGGAATCCGATGATGGCTAGAGGCCGCAAGCGCAAGACCGGAAAGCGAGAACCTAACGGACGCATTCAGCGCGTGTCCGAACGCGATAAAGGCACGAAGGAATTGCAGGCCCGGCGCGCGGCTGGGATTTTTGACGAAACGATTGACACGCTGCACCACAAGAAAATCGTCACCAACGAACAGGCAGACGCATTCCAGCGTTTCAGCAAGGCCAGAAACCTGCTGTATGGCCCACCAGCGCCCAAGGTGAATGCCTTGGCCCCGATGATACCGGGAGAGAAGGCGGAAGTGCCTGACGACCGCTTAAAATCGGCGCAGCGGGACTTTGACGCGGGCATGGATGCGTTAGGACGGGCTGGCAATCCTGCGCAAGCATCTGTCTTCCACCTGATGATGCACAATGAGGCGGTTGGTGATCTGGCATTCTTGCAGGCTGGCCTTGAGGCTTTGCGGGGTGTGTTTATCGGTGGCAAGAAAAAAGCCGCGTGACCGACCGGGATTGGAGAGCAAGCGTCCCGTTGTCGGTGGACATCATGGGCAGAGATGCGCGGGCGCGGGCTGCGCGAACGCGGGACGAAATAAATCAGATCAGGAATGTCTGGACCGGGCCGAAGGAAAGAAGGCAGCGCGCGAATGCGAAAACACCAGGCACAGATTACTGGCGGCGAGCGGGGTCTGTCACGGCATACGTTGATGGGCGGCTGTGTCTCGTGGCCGATAAGGAAAAGGTTTGCCGCCAATGCGGAACATCGAAGGAAGGGAAGGATTTTTTCCAACGCGATCCGCAGGGCATCACTCTTTCTGCATATTGCCGCGATTGCCTATCGGAAAACAAAACGGCGCGCGCCGCCGAAAGGCATACAAGGGTTCGTCTTGCGACGCCCGAATGGGCGGACAGGGCCGCGATTGCAACCGTGTACAAATGGTGCGCGTTGGCAACGGCGGCGTCTGGGGTCGTTCACCATGTTGACCACGTTATCCCGCTGAAGGGCGAGAATGTTACGGGGCTGCACGTCTCTGAAAACTTGCGCGTTCTTGTCTGCTGGGAAAACCTTGAAAAAAGCAACCTCTACCCCCTTGACGGATTGGAAAAAACCGTCTAGACGGTTTGTCAGTAATGCACCGTCAAGAATTGCGCCTAGAGCGATGAAAAAAGGCGCACCAGCCCTGAAGGGTGTCCGCGACGCGCGGCGGTAACTGGTTTTCGTACTGGTCTAAGGACCACGAAGCGGCCTCTACGGGGGCCGTTTTCAGTTTACATTCCAGTTTCACCCGCACCGCACAACACGCGACACGCGCCCCTCGGGGGTAGCCTTAAACACGCAGGCGGCTCGCGGGTGAACCTTACACGAGGCGCAACAGATGAATGAAGCGCCTGACCATGACGATGATGATGACTTGACGCTTGATGCGCTTGTTGATCTTGCGCGTTCGGTCCAGTCATCCTCACGCCCGCTGGCCTTTCATCTGGCATCCATGACGTTTGGCGTGACGCCGAATGAACCAGGCGTGTTGGCCGATAAAGAACGCGCCGCCCTGCTGGCATACGCTGAACGGGTCCGGTGTTTTCTCGATGACGAAGCTGCACATGTCCGGTTAGCGGTTAGTAATGACGGACAGAACCAATGATGGGTAGACCTTCGACTTACACAGACGAGATAGCCGCAGAGATATGCGAACGGGTAGCAGACGGTGACAATCTCAACGCCATCACGAAAGAGGGCGGATACCCTACGCGTACCACGGTTTACAAGTGGCTGCTGGGAAAGCCTGACTTTGCTGACAACTATGCGCGCGCGAGAGAGGCCCGCGCCGATAGTCGGTCGGACCGGATTGATGAGTATGTCAAGCGGACGCTGACAGGTGAGATTGACCCTTCGACGGCTCGCGTGGCTATCGACGCCGAGAAGTGGCAGGCGGGGCGAGAGGCTCCCAAGAAATACGGAGACAAGCTGGACTTGAACCACGGCGGGCAGAACGGCGAAAACCCGGTTGCTTTGGAAGTCAATTTTGTCAAAGCGAACGGTTGACGTTGCCGAGGTATTCCAGCCGCTTTGGAAGCCTGCGCGGTACAAGGGCGCTTATGGTGGGCGTGGGTCTGGCAAGTCACACGCATTCGCCACGCTAGGGGCTGTGCAGGCGGCAGCGAGGCCCGGTACACGGGGGCTTTGCATCCGTGAGGTCCAGAAGTCGCTTGATCAGTCGGTGAAATACCTGATTGAAAGCAAGATCAACGAATACAATTTGGCAGACTTTCGGTTGCTCAACACGCATATTGAAACACCAGGCGGCGGTCGGATTATCTTCGCGGGGATGCAGAACCACACAGCGGATTCTATCAAGTCGCTTGAGGATTTTGATTGGGTTTGGGTTGAGGAAGCGCAGACGCTATCGCAGCGGTCGCTTGACCTTCTACGCCCCACCATTCGCAAGGATGGCTCGGAATTGTGGTTCGGTTGGAACCCTGACAAGGCCAGCGATCCGGTTGACCAGTTATTCCGGGGTGAGGGCGGTTCGCCGCCTGACAGTGTGTGTATCGAGGCTAACTGGCAAGATAATCCGTGGTTCCCTGATGTGCTGCGCGCCGACATGGAATGGGACAGGGCGCGTGACCCTGACAAGTACGCCCATGTATGGGCGGGTGGTTACAAGCAATCGAGCGAAGCGCGGGTGTTCCATAACTGGCGCGTTGAAGAATTTGAAACACCGAGTGACGCCCGGTTTTACTTCGGGGCGGATTGGGGTTTCAGCGTTGACCCTACGGTGCTTGTTCGCGCCTTCATCGACGGGCGCACGCTCTACATTGACCAAGAGGTGTATAAGGTCGGGTGTCCTATCGACGGGACGCCGGGCCTGTTCAAGACGCTACAGGGCGCAGACCAGTGGCCCTTAATTGCTGACAGTGCGCGCCCCGAAACAATCGACTATATGCGGCGGCATGGTTTTGGGAATATCAGGGCGTCAAAAAAAGGCGCGGGCTCGGTGGCCGATGGTGTCGAGTTTCTAAAATCCTTTGACATTGTGGTTCACCCACGATGCCGACACGCCGCAGATGAATTGGCGTTCTATCGCTACAAAACAGACCCGAAAACGGATGAAGTCCTGCCGGTTCTTGAGGACAAGAAAAACCACGTCATTGATGCTTTGCGATACGCGGTTGAAAACCTGCGGCGCGGCACAATGGCGAAAACGGTTAGGGTGGGCTTCGGATGAATGTTGGAACACCAAGCGACGGACACAGTGTCCGGTCAGATGATTGGGCTACCATGCGCGCTTTCGTGGCTGGCCGCAAGGCTGTGTTGGAGGGGGAGGCATATTTAGCCCGGCTTCACGGCCAAGATGATGAATCTTACAAATCATATAAAGCGCGGTCGTACTTCCTGAACGCCACACAGCGCAGTGTTGATGGCATGGTGGGGTTGTTGTTTCGCAAGGCTCCCGCAACGGAGTGGTCGGCAGGCTTTGAGCCTTACGCGAATGACATTTCACGCGGCGGGCAAAGCGCGGCACAATTCGCGGAGGAAATCGCAAACGAGGTGATGACAACGGGCCTTTGCGGGGTTCTTGTTGACCACCCACCGCAGGAGACGCCAGGCGTCATCGCACAGGCGCGCGAATTGGGAATGCGCCCTTATGCGCGGCTTTATACGGCGGAAAGCATTTTGGATGTGCGCGAGGCTGTACGCGGTGCTGACCGGATTTTGTCGCAAGTGCGCTTGCTGGAGGTGTCAAACGAGCCTGACCCTGATGATGAATTTGGCGAGATTAAAAAAGAGCGGGTTCGTGTTCTGGCCCTCGACGATGCGGGGTATTATTTCGTTCGGCTGTACGAAAAGATGGAAGGCAAGGGCGGCGCGTCGGATTGGGTGATGGTGCAAGAGCCGTCTTACCCTCTCAAGAACGGCCAGCGCATGACGGAGGTTCCTTTCCGGTTGTTCACCAAGCGCGGACATGATGCCACCTATCCAAAGCCCCCGTTGCTTGATCTGGCGCAATCAAATTGCGGGCACTTGAACGATTCCGCGTTGTATCAGTGGGGCTTGATGTGGACGGCGAACCCAACGCCATGCTTCATCAATCTAAGCCTTGATGAAGGTGAAAACGTCGCGCTTGGGTCATCTAAGGGGTTGCTGTTTGGGGAGGGCGGAAACGCCTTTTTCCTTGAGTTCGGCGGGCAGGGCTTGGCGGCTGTACGTCAGGCGATGGAGGACAAGCGCCGCGACATGGCAACGCTTGGCGCTCGGATGCTTATGGAGGACCGCAAGCAGGTCGAGGCGGCAGAAACGGCGCAGATACACCGGAGCGGTGAAAACAGCATCCTTGCGGCGATTGCGGCTTCTGTATCGGAAGGTATGGAATGGGTACTTGCGAGCATTGCTGATTGGGCGAATGTCACCACGGAAATCAGCTTCAAGATCAATCAAGATTTCGTCGCTGTTGCGATGGATGGCCCCACGCTGACCGCTTTGGTTGGTGCATGGCAAGGCGGGGCGCTTACGATGGGCGATCTGTTCCGCACCCTTCAACGGGGCGAGGTTATTGCTGATGACAAGACGTTACAGACCCACGAGGAAGAATTAGAGGCAGAAACGCCGGTCCTGCCGGTCGCTGATGCGGCGTAATGTCCAAGGCTGATGACCTGCTTGATGCTACTGTCAGGCATCAAATCGGGATTTTGAGGCTTTCCAACGCGACGAGCGCAAAGATGCTGGCGCTTTTGGCACGGGTTGAGGCTGATGTTTTGGCGCAGTTACGTGCGCTCGATATGGACGGCATCACGGCACGGCGGCTTGACAGGCAGCTTGAAGCGGTGCGGCTGTTGTATCGTCAGGAATACGACCGGCTTAACGGGATATTGCAGGCAGACCTTGATGACCTGGCTGATTATGAAGCGGGCTTTGCGGCTCGTCAGCTACGCGCGACGGTTGGTGGTGCATTTGACAGGCCCACGCGGGCCGTTGTGGTCGCTGCGGTCAACGCAAGGCCGTTTCAGGGCCGTTTCTTGAGTGAATGGATGGCAGGGCTTGGTGAGGATAACGGGCGGCGTGTACGGGACGCCATGCGGATTGGCTTTGTTGAGGGCGAAAGCCTGCAACAGTTGATTGCGCGCATTCGAGGAACACGGGCGAACGGATACAGGGACGGCATTCTTGAGATTAACCGGCGCGCGGCTGAACGCATTGTGCGCACGTCGATCAACCACACGGCAGCAAGGGCGCGTGAGGAAGCGTTCAGGTCAAGCCCGCTGATTAGCGCGGTTCAATGGGTGTCTGTGCTGGACAGCCGGACTTCTGTTGTGTGTGCTGGGCGTGATGGTGAGACATACCAGATTGATTCAGGCCCGCGCCCTCCGGCGCATTTTAATTGCCGGTCGCAGATCACGGCGGTTCTGGACGGGTTTCCGCCTGCGGAGCGCGTCACTTATGAACAATGGCTTAAACGCCAGCCTACGAGCGTTCAGAATGAGGTATTGGGGCCGTCACGCGCTGAACTGTGGCGCAATGGTGATGTGCCTCTTGATCGGTTTGTGGACCGTAAAGGTGAGATGTGGACGCTGGACGAATTGCGGCGTCGTGAGAAAGTCGATATATAAGGCGGCATGTCCGATAGTTTCCTCAAGCTGGTTTCTGACAAGAAGCCCGCTCGCAAGTCTGAACATTCCGTGATGGAATGCCGGGTCTGCCGTGAGGACACCGGACACGCTGGCACAACATTCATTCAGGCGAAACGAATGCCGCTTCTCAATCGAGGGCGCATCGTCGGGGGTAGTAAAACCCACGCCTGTTTAGACTGCCTCGCAAGGGGCAAGGTTACGCTACTTCCGTAGCCTGACCACATCAGCGCCCGGCTAAGCCGGGATTTCCCAAGGGTCCGCAATGCGGGCCTTTTTTTATTGGCGAGGCCAAAACCCAAATGACTGACAAGAACGAAGACGGGTCCGATAAGGACGCCGTGGCAAAAGCTGTGGCCGAAGCAACGGCAGGGCTGAAAAACAAGAATGATGAATTGCTTGGCAAACTGAAGGCCAAGGCGACGGAATTGGACGACATCAAGTCGCGCCTGGACGAACTGGACAAGGCCAAAGAGGAAGCCGAAGCGGCTGCGGCGGAAAAAGCCGGGGACGTGAACAAAATCCGTGAACAGCTTGAGTCCAAGCACAAGCGCGAAATGGAAAAGCTGTCTGCTTCGCTCGATGCGGAAAAGTCGGTCAATCACAAGCTGCTTGTTGACAACGGGCTGACAAACGCCCTGACCGAAGTGGGTGTGAGCAAGGACTATCTGCCCGCCGCTCGCGCGCTCATCCAGACCAGCAACAGCATCGAACTAACAGACATTGACGGCCAACGGGTCGCTCAAATCAACGGAACAAGCTTGACCGATCATGTCGCCGCATGGGCGCAGTCGGATTCAGGCAAACATTTTGTAGCCGCTCCCGCTAATTCGGGCGGCGGTGCGCAAGGCGCGGGTGGCGCTAATGGCTCCACCAAAACAATGAGCCGCGCTCAGTTTCAAGAACTGCCTCCGGCCAAGCAATCGGCGCTCTCACGAGAGGGCGTCTCCCTCACTGATTAACTACGGAGGCCAACAAAATGGCTAACACACTCACTAACCTGATTCCGACAATCTATAACGCGATGGACGTTGTGTCCCGTGAGTTGGTCGGTTTCATCCCCGCTGTTGCGCGGGACGCACGAGCCGAGCAGGCCGCACTCAACGCGACCATCCGAAGCCCCGTTGTCCCTGCTATGGCAGCTTCGACAATCACGGCGTCGAACACATCATCCAGCGGTACAGATGTTGCTTATGGGTCTGTCTCGATGGTTATCGACAACGCCCGCAAGGTGTTTTTCCACCTGACCGGCGAGGAAGAATTGTCCCTAGGTCCGAATGGTGTGCCAATGGCACAGGACCGCTTCGCGCAAGCCTTCCGCACGCTCGCCAATGAAATTGAGGCTGACCTTGCAGGTCTTCATGTCTCTGCTTCGCGGGCTTACGGTACGGCAGGCACGACGCCTTTCGGAACCATCAACGTGCTGTCTGACTTCGCCGAATCCGGCAAGATTCTGGACGACAACGGCGCTCCGATGTCTGACCGTCACCTTGTCATCAACACGGCTGCTGCTGCTAAAATCGGCGGCATTCAGGCTTCGCTGTTCCGTATGAATGAGTCCGGCTCTGACGATCTGTTGCGTCGTGGCTTCATCGGTGATGTTGAAGGCTTCCGCGTTGGTAAGTCGGCACAGATTATCACCAGCACCGCAGGCACGGGGTCAAGCGCGACCACGGATGATGCGGGCTATGCTGTTGGCGCTACGGTCATCACTCTGGCTTCGGCTGGCACTGGCACGATTGTTGCCGGTGACGTGATTGTGATTACTGGCGATGCCAACAAGTATGTTGTGGCGTCCGGCGATGCCGATGTATCGGATGGCGGCACAATCACGCTGGCGGCTCCCGGCTTGCGTCAAGCAATCGCTGGCTCCGCCACGGCTATCACTGTGCAGGCTGCTGCTGCTCGCAACATGTTCTTCTCACGCGATGCGCTCCAGTTGGCCGCTCGCCTTCCTGCCCTTCCGGGCGGTGGTGATGCTGCTGATGACCGCGCCGTTGTGGTGGACCCTGTTTCGGGCCTGCCTTTCGAGATTGCCGTTTACCGGCAGTATCGTCAGGTCAGCTACGAAGTCGGCATTTGCTGGGGTGTTAAGGCTGTGAAGCCAGAACACTGCGGCATTCTGCTTGGCTAACGCATACCGGATCGGGGCGGGCGCGAATGCCTGCCCCTTTTCGTTTCTGTCCTGACGAAAGGCAAAAATCATGGCGCTAATTGTTGAGGACGGAACGGGCTTATCGACGGCAGAAAGTTATCTGTCAGAAACCGACGCGGACACATACTGGTCAAACCGTGGAGACGCCACATGGGCGGCAGCTACCACGGCGGCAAAGGAAGAATCCTTGCGCCGGGCCACGCAATATCTTGACGCATCATTCAACTGGATTGGCGTCATCAAATCGACCACACAGGCGCTTAACTGGCCTCGTGCGGCGGCATATGACCGCGAGGACCGTTCACTAGCCGATCAGGTTCCAACGCTCGTTGAACAGGCTTGCGCGGAACTGGCGAAGGAAGCCCTTTCGGGTGCTTTGATTGCGACTGTCTCACGCGATGACCGGGCCAAACGGGTCAAGGCCGGTTCAGTTGAGGTTGAGTTTGAAGGCGGCGTTTCGTCGCAAAAATCATATGCGCTAGCTGCGCTGATTGTCTCGCCTCTGGTGGATGGTCGATACGGCGGCGGCGCGGTTGTTAATCTGGTGAAGTCGTAATGGCTTTGCTCGATGGCCTTGCTGCGACGATTTACGGGGCCGCTGGCAATATTGGCGGGACCACTTGGGACATGACCCTGAAGAAAAAGGGCGCGGCCACCAAGGACGCTTACGGCGGCTTCACGCAGACCACAACGGATTACACGGGCAGGGGCTTCCTTGAGGAATATTCGGACCTGGCGCGCGTTGCTGGCGGTGTCCCACACACTGACCGCAAGGCGGTGTTGTTCGCGTCCTCATTCACGGTTGAACCGGAGGCGGGCGACCTACTCACAGCGGAATCAACAGACTTCGAGATTGTCAGCGTAAGCCGTGACCCGGCTGCGGCGACTTGGACCCTTCAGGTCCGTTAGGAAAAGGCGTTCAAATGGCGATTACTTCTGATTTTGCAAATCTGGCGACCGTGACGCGGGCCTCAAAGGCTTGGGACCCCGGCGCATGGGATTTCGTGAGCGGGTCAACCGTTGGCGCTTTGGTTGAGTATGCGGCGGGCGTAGCGCGAACCACATCGGCGGGGCTGTTGGTAGAGGAAGCAAGCACCAACTACATTCGCAATTCCTTGTTA